TCAGACCATTTTGCTCTTACGGTAGCCGCTAGCGGTCGGGCGGAATCAACGGCAATATCTTTTGGCTCTGGAGGCCTGGACGGGATTCGGTTGTCCGTTACGGTAGGGTCAGGTCTTGTGGCCGGTAATGCCGTAACACTTTGGAGCGCGAATGCCGATGCGGTTATCTTATTTACGGGAGCAGAGCTATGAGAGATTTTATGAGAGATTTCTCGGGCTGGAAATACACGAGTGCGGATAATGATGTTATTGCATCGCCCGATGGGCGGTCTAGTATTAGCATTGCGGACCCCGAAGTAGCCGAATGGCTAGACGATGGTAATACCCCTGCCTCTTACGTCGCGCCCACAAAAACATATAAAGAACGTCGCGCCGACGAGTACAATCTCAAGAGCATGGGCGAGCAGTTTGGAATGCAATACGACGACGCCAAGAACAGCACAACGACTTGGGTTGATTGGCAGACTGAAATTAAAGTAAGGATTCCAGAGTAAAAAGATATGACTGACCCGAGAGTACTTACTACAGACGACATAGAGCTTATAGCACAACGCGCTGCAGACAAGGCTTTAGAAAAAGTATATGCCGAAGTAGGAAAATCACTAGTAAAAAAGTTTTTTTGGGCCGTTGGTCTAGTCGTAATTGCTGCGGCTGTTTGGGTTTCTAAAGATGCACTCTAATGGCTAACTTTACTAACCAAGGTTGGAGTCGTGGAGGCTGGGGGCAAGGTAGGTGGAATGGTGCTGGTAGCATATCAAGTTTAACGGGAATTAGGGTAGAGCAAAACAGACTAAAAAAATTAAAACAACAGCAGTATAGATTGCAAGATGACGAAGAAGTATCTGCACTAATACTGTTGAAACAAATGCGACGGAGAGGGTAAAAACAACTATGGATATAGCTGAACAACATAAGTATGACACTATGTTTAGTACACTTAGTACAGAGGGTTGGGGAATAATCAAAGATCGTTTACTTGAGATGTATACCCAGCAAAATAATGTACTAAGTATACCGGATGAGAAGATTTTTTGGCAGCAGCGAGGATCGTTAAGTATGCTGCATTTTATGATTGAGATTGAACAAGTTTTACAAAATGAAGTTACACAAATAAATTCTCAAGAAGGAGAAGAGGAGGACAGCAGCGATGATTAACGATTATCGTTGTTCAAATTGTGAAAAAGTTTTTGAAAGATGGTCTAAGGAAGTAGCAGTACTTTGTCCTTGTCGTTTAAAGCAGACGGCAGAAAAAATTATTTCAGGCGGGCATTTCTCATTACCTGGAATAGATTCTGGTTTTCCAACGTCTGCCGATAAATGGGCAAAAAGACACCGGAAAGCAAACCATGCCAACTTAAAAGAGTTAGGCATACCCCATTAAATCCCCTGTAAAAAGGTTAAGATTGGAGATACGTTATGGCAGAGATACTTGTAGATGATAGCAACGTTATGGATCAGATTGAGGATTCTATGCTTGTTACACAGCTTCAGGAGGAATCGACACCTACTGAGCAACACACAAACAAACTAGATGCCCAAGCTGCAGAGCCTGCACTTCCTGAAAAATTTAGGAATAAAAGTGTAGAGGATGTTGTAGCGTCTTACCAAAATTTAGAGAAACAATATGGTAAGCAAGGCAATGAAATGGGTGAGTTGCGAAAGTTAGCCGATAACCTGATACAAAAAAATCTACATGAATCTAATACTCAATCATCTGCAGATGCGTTAGAGGAGGAATTATCAGAAGATGATTTTATTCTTAACCCCGTTGATGCAGTAAAACGTGTTGTAGAGGACGCCCTCCGTCCGGTTAAACAAGAGTTAACTAGGGCGCAGTCTGACCAAACTATGCAGCGAGTACTAAATGCTCATCCAGACGTAGAGTCTATTGTGAGCAGTGCACAGTTTGAGAAGTGGGTAATGGACTCTAAACCACGACAAGAAATGTGGCTCAAAGCAAATAGTGGTGACTTTGACTATGCTGATGAAATGCTTACGCAATACAAAGCGGTTAGTTCTACGGTAGATGTAGAGCACCAAGCAACAATTCAAACAGCAAAGGAAGAAGAATTACGCGCCGCTACTGCTGTGTCGAAAGGTAATTCATCTGAAGCAACAGCTACGGCAGGAAAACCAATATACCGTAGGTCTGAGCTTATACGATTACAGATGTCTGACCCTACTCGATATGCTCAACTAGGAAATGAAATCACCCAAGCGTATGCCGAAGGTCGAGTTCGATGACTAATTTTAATCTTTTAGAGGAGACTTAACATGGCCAATTTTAGTGCCGCACAAGCGATGAATACAACTACTCAGGATAAATTTATTCCTGAGTTGTGGAGCGACGAAGTCGTTGCCGCTTACAAAAGTAATTTAGTACTGGCAAACCTAATTACTAAGATGAATCATAATGGAAAAAAGGGCGATACTGTCCACATTCCTAAACCCACCCGTGGTGATGCAAGTGCCAAAACTAGCCGCCAACAGGTTACTCTAATTTCTGCTACCGATACGGAGCTTAGTATCTCTATCGACCAGCATTATGAGTACTCTCGTTTGGTTGAAGACTTGTTGGATAAACAAGCTCTGTCTAGTATGCGTTCGTTTTACACGGATGATGCGGGTTTTGCGCTAGCTAAACAGGTAGATACTGCTCTTTGGACGCAATCATATGCGTTGCAGGGTGGTGATGGTGCTGCTGCGTATCATGGAGATGCGGCTGTCATTGGTTCAGACGGTAGCACTCCATTTAGCGCTTCTCAGGCGGGTACTGCTATTGCCGATGTTGGCTTGCGTAAAGTTATCCAAACACTGGATGACGCCGATGTACCTATGTCTGATAGGTTTTTAGTAGTCCCCCCGGTTGAGAAGAAAAATCTTACCGGTATTGCTCGATTTACAGAGCAAGCGTTTGTGGGTGAAGTTGGCGGCGGTAATGCTATTCGTAATGGTCTAATTGGAGACCTCTACGGAATTCCCGTCTATGTATCTTCAAATGCGCCGAGCAATAATAGTTCGCGTGCGTGCCTACTTTCGCATAAATCTTCGATGGTTATGGTAGAGCAGATGAGTGTTCGTACCCAAACCCAGTACAAACAAGAGTTTCTTGGTGACTTGTTCACTGCAGATACTATTTATGGTACTGGTGAACTTCGTAACGATGCGGGCATTTTAATCGCTGTTCTTACCTAAAAAAAAGGCGGTGGTCTTATATCTAAATATTTAAACTTGAAGGAGATTTAACATGGCTTTACCAACAAGCACAAACTACGGGCAATCTGTGACTAAGTATGCAGTTGGCTCATTGGCAGCAAATTTGGATCCCATTTTAGATGGCGATGAACAAGCTGTTCAAGTAACCGTCACTGGGGCGCAACTCGGCGATTTTGCTATATCTTCCCATAGTCTAGACATCCAAGACCTTATACAGTCGGCGTCAGTTACGGATGCTAATACTGTAACAGTAGTAGTGGCTAATACTACTGGCGGTACTCTTGACCTGGCTAGTCTCACCATATATGCGATGGTTATTCCTCGCGAAGTTATCTAAGTTCACGGGGGGAGGTAAAACTCCCCCTATTTTAAACACAGGAGCACGGTATGGCTACAGTAGGCGTAACACTACTCGATGTAGTTAACAGAATAAATATTCGTCTTCGCGACACTATTGTCACGTCGGTTACGAGTACTGTATCGTCATCCCCAGCAACTACTACTGGAATGACTAACTACACGGATACGCTGGTTAGGTTAATTAATGATGCAAAACGAGAAGTAGAAGATGCTTTTGGCTGGTTAGATTTGCAAGAAACAATCGCAGTTGAAACAGTATCAGGTACAAATACCTACGCAGTGCAACAAACTATTGGAGGAGTTATTTACACTAACTCTCGCACACGCTTAATGGATGTATACAACACGACAAATAACGTTAGGTTAGTTGTTTATCCATATAACTACTTACGGCAACTTGCACAAAACACAAGTGTGACAAACGCAGAACCAACTTCATATGCTATTAAGGGGTTGATAACACCGACCTACGGCACGGATGGTACAAATACTGTTAACCAGTCTGTTGAGGCGTATTTATATCCTACGCCAAACAGCGCATATAATTTGTCTATCGAGTGTGTTATCCCGCAAGAGGATTTATTTAACAATACAGATTATTTTAAAGTGCCTTGGTATCCTGTATATCTACGGGCGTTAGCACTAGCTATTCGCGAACGGGGTGAGGATGAAGGAGAACTTTCAAGTGACGTTGAACAAGCTTACGCACAGGCGCTAGGAGATGCTATTGCCTACGAGCAGAAAAATCTTTGGCAGTCTCAAGGTGGCGGTGATTGGTATGTCGGAGGAGATTATTAACTGTGCCTAGTCAACTAAAATCTATTGTATTACGAGCGCCAGGAAAAGCAGGGCTGAACTTTGAAGGTGAAAGTATGCAGGCTTCTCCTTCGTATGCTGATGTAGCAGATAACATTGCTTACGATTTTGCTGGGAGACTAGCCAATAGAAAAGGTTGGGAAGCAAGTACAGCGCTAACAAACCATTTAGGGAAAAAGGGTTCAAGTCTTATAAATCCATTTGCAGTAGTAACAACTGCAGGGCTACGAAGTCGCGTAAAGGTTAATGATAATTCTCACGGAGCAGTTTCTGGAGATTTTGTAACTTTTACAGGTGCGGAGGATTTTCAAGGAATTACTGCAACACAAATAAACAAGCGATTTTCATTAACAAAGCTAACGGATGATTATTATTATGTGTACACAGATGGTATATCCGCAACAGCAGGAAGCGGAGGAGGAACCTCTGTAGCAGTTTATTACGAGCCACAAATAAACACTTTATTTACATACAACTACAATGATGCTGCTTTACTTATAGCCTCGGCTATTGTTAGGGGCGCAGGAAAAATATATGACCATCCTGTAGGTTCTTCCACAGCAGCATTTACAGACCGTAGTGGGGCTTTAGCAGGAGCATCACAAACATTATCTGCTACAGACGCTAAGTGGCAATTTAATAACTATAAGTCTGTATCGACAGTAGTATGTGTAGGTACTAATACGGACAATGCTAAGGTTCCTATTGTAAAAACAGGGGCTGGAAACTGGGCGGGAGTACTGCCTATGCCCGAGACGTTAGCTTATAGTAGTAGTTTAGTAGGTGATGACCCAGGCGCAAGTACAACCCACGTTGTTGGAACTGCTGCGGTCACTGACACCGGAGGTACAGGCTATGCAGCAATAGCAAACGGAACTTTTACCACAGGAAGAATTATTACTGTAACTGTTGCGGGAACTAGCGAAGGTACTAGGTTTATACGGATTACTGGAAAGGATGCTGCTGGGGCTGAGTTAATTGCTCGCAAGGCCCTTGGAAGCAGTGAAGTAACGCATAAACTAAATATAGCTGACAAGGTTTCGAGTGCCTCACAATCGCCGGGACTATATTTTAAAACAATAACACAAGTAAAAATTGAAACATCGGAGGAAGTTACTGACGCAATAAACACTGTAGGTAACATTTCTGTAGGTATCGCAGCAGAGTTTGTAGAAGTAGCTGGACTTAGTAATTTAGCCGTTGGTGGTGCACCTATAGACGTACCAACCGGAAGTATTTCACACAGCGCTTTTGGTAGGTTATGGATTCAAAAATCAGCCACCGGAGTAAACCAAAATGTAATTGTATATTCTGGGGCAAACAATCACCAACAGTGGTATGTAGGGGCTAGTGCTGCAAATGCTGGTGAGTTAGATTTAGCAGCAAACTTTAGCGCCTGGAAAAATGGATACGATGAGTTAGTGGCTATTAGCTCGTTTGATAAGTTCTTAGTAGCTTTTATGCGTAACAGTATTATCGTCTACGAAAGCCCTGACGCGGTGGCTAACATTAAAATTAATATGGCCTTACAAGGTGTAGGGTGTTTATCTAAAGACAGCATACAAAGTGTAGGTAACGATTTATACTTTTTATCTGCTACCGGGGTACGCTCTTTAAGGCAGGTTTTACAGTCTGGTGACAAAGTAGAGTTGTCGGACATTTCAGTGCTAGTTCGACGAGCTTTAATGGATGATGTAGCTTCAGCAGAAACAGTATTACCAAGTGTGCGTAGCAACTACGACCCTGAAGAAGGCCAATACTGGTTAAAGAGTGCTGCGGGTACGATTTGGGTATTTGACCTAGCGTCTTTAAACCCCGGTATTCCTACACGAATTACTAAGTACGTGGATACTGGGTGGTTTAGTTTTTGCTATCACGAAGGAGAGTCATACTTAGGCTACCGAGGTAGAATTGGAAAATATAATAACTACCTAGATGATGGGGCAGCCTATGAGTGTGAGTGGCTTAGTAATCCGTTTGATTTAGATACGTCAAATTTAAAAGTACTTAAAAAAATTGGTGCAACAATCGAGGGACAAAGCACAGACGAGGTTACGATAACAACACAATTTTCTGAAGGTGGTTATTCGGGGCTTACTATGTTTTTAAGTGAGGGCTTATCTGATAGTAGGTCTGCCCCAGGTAGTAAGGCTGAGTGGAGTTCTAGGTACTCTAGTGGCTACTTGTTATGTGGTGTAGATTTAACAGACATACAATATCCGTATGTTTTACCGCACAATGCGCCGTTTAAAATCACGGTTAACGGAACTACTTCCGGCACCCTAAATTTACCTGCTGCATCATACGAGGACAAAGAAGAAATTGCTACAACCCTTGCGACTGCTATTAACAACGCCTTTGGCGATGGTACTGTAACAGTTACTATTGATTCTCCACCAACCATTGATTTCCAACCTTGGAATATAGGGAGTAGATTAAGAATTACTTCTACCTCGACAGCAGCCCACTCTGCGGTAACTATCCCTTCTGGCGATACTACTACAACGGCTGTTACCGGAACTGGTGGACATAAAGTTATACCGTATGTTTCCAGAATTTTTGATAGTCTAGTTGGCCTAACAAATACTTTGTATGACACTGATAATGGGGCGGCCACAGTTTCTACTATAGGTGCAGAGTTAGCTTCCGGCGCAAGCACTTGTGCTTTATCTGCTGACGACGAAGATGCAAAGCTACGAATGACCGGAGATATGGCTGTAGCTTTAGACGACAATAGCGGGACAATACGCATTGGAACGGAGACAATTAGATACAATGGTATAGTAGAAGTAGAGGGAGTACTTACGTTAGGCGGATTAACACGCGGAATTAATGCGGCTGCTATTTCTACCGTAGCCTGTGTAACTGCTAGTTCGACAATTACTGTTACTACAGCAGCAGACACAAACTATAAAATAGGTGACCTAATTACTATTGCAGGGGCAGTAGACTTGGGGCATGGTATAGTTGCTGCTGTATTAAATAAGACACATACTATTACCGCAATGGCTACCGTAAGGATTTTTACATTCACGGCTATTAATACCTCGGGGGCTTTGGTAACGGCTTCGGGTGGAGCGAGCACTACTGTAGGAGGTAGCGCAACAATTAATGCTGCCGCCACACATGCTGCGGGTAGTGATTATCATCTTGTAAACGAAGCAGGAGACTTTACTAACGGGCATGCAGTAATAGCACGTGCTGCTAGTATTGCTCGGACAGGTACAGAAGGGCAAGATTTTTCTAACACCGCCCGACAAGACACTGACACTAACGAAGGTGAATGGGGCGGTGGGTCTGTAAACGTAGTTAATTTAAGCCAGTCTTCGTCAGGCGCGGGAAGAAGTTTGCGCGTAGGAGTACGATTTAATTCTAACGGGTACAAAGTCGCCTTAGACCAAGTATCGCTATTCTTAAAACTAGGGCGAGAAGGTAGATAATAATGGCAAATTATACAAGAACACAAAATTTTACGGTTAAAGATAGTTTAGATAGTGGTGACGCCGAAAAAATTATTTCCGGCACTGATGTTGATGGAGAATTAAACGCTATTGCTACAGCCATTGCTAGCAAAGCTGAAACAGCATTTGAGTCGGGAGTTAAAATGGTTTTTGTTGGGGCCTCCGCTCCGAATGGGTGGTCCTTGGTTACAACCTACGACGACAAAGTGCTCATTATACAAAATGCGACAGGTGAATCCACGGCAGGAAATTGGAGTGTTAGTGGCACAGAGTTAGCAGCAGCTACTACAGGAAACGTACCCAACCATTCGCACAGCACAGGTAACCATACACACAATATTGCAGGACACACTCATAATGATACTATCGCAGCGGGTAATATGACAGGGTCTACGTTTGATGGCGGCGATGGAAGCGGTATAGCAATGACTAATAGTAATGCTGCTTCTACCTTTTTTGCAACGGGAAATGCTTCTCAAGTAAATGGTAATGTTCCGCTTAGTTTTAACCTCACGGGTAATGTATCCACCTCTAGTACGCTTACTACTGGCAACCCAAGCGCTACAGGTACAGGAAATCCTAACGCTACCGTAGCAATAACTATGGCTACAGCACTGTCTGGCGCTATGGTTACTGGTAACTATCGTCCCTCGTATGTTAATTCTTTTATTTGCTCGAAGAATTAATAGGCATGAAAGTAAATTATCTCACAGCTAAGAAGTATAAGAACGCGTTTAATTGTAAACGTTGCCCGCAATCTTTAGATGAAGATGGGTGTCCTGTATGGGCAGAGCAGATTTGGACAGATAAACTAACAGGTGATTCGATAGTTAACAAAGGGTGCGGCTTTGCGTTAATGCAGCATTTACTTGTAGACGTTGTTAAACAGGCAGCAACCGCTCCTGCGGAAATATCACAGATGCGCCAGGAAGTAGTTGAAAGTGTACAGAAAGCAACCATCGCTACATTAGCGTTTCACAAGGCTAAAGAAGAAGCATTAAGAAGTTCCGAAGCAGGCGGTATTGTACTAATAGAAACGAACGATAATGAGAACGAGAACGGGGAGTTAACCCATGCTTGATTTAGGAAGATTCGCAGAACTTGGTAGGAACGGTGACGACACTATAGGTCATTTGACCACTGGTGAACGGATTATTCCTAATGGAGTTTTAGGACAAGAACTCACTAATAAAATTATACGGGAGATGCAAGCATCTGGTTTGGACCCTTCGCAATATGTGGTAGGGAATGAGAACAACTCGTTCAACCCTGCTACGGGCCAACCGGAATTTGCTATTAATACGGCATTGAATTTCGATTTTGGGCCTACTCCTCGGGGTAAGCGGGGCAAAGCTACACGTTTTCAAAACGAACTAAGGCCCTTCGTCGAAAACCAAGCGGATGCTATAGCGAACCTTACTCAACAAATTGTGCCAGTAAATACTGTTATGGGCACTACAACGGAAGGTAGCGCTGAACTATCACCACAGATGCGGCAGTTTGTAGACCAAAATGTTGGGCAAGCTGGGTTATGGAACTCTCAGGTAGGGCAGCAGCTAGGACAGGCCCAAGTAGGCTCTAACCAATTGCAGGATGCGTACAGTAGCTTCGGGGATTCCCAATACAACACTCGGCAAGGTTTAGAAAACTTGTTCATGGACCAAGCAGGGATGCAAGCGAACCAGAATAACATGTTCAATAACTCGGCGCTAGCTAGCTTAATAGGTGGGTCAGGTGGTGGTAGTAGTACTTACGCAGGTGCTGGTGCTTTACAGGGAGCTAATAATTTAGCAAACCAACAACTGAAAATAGGTGCTTACCAAGGTGCTCAAACTGCTTTTAACACTGAGATAGAGAATTTACAACGAATGCTTACTGGTGCTTCTGGCCTAGAAACAGCAGGGTTAGAGCGGGCAGGTCTATCACAAGAGGCGTTTAATGCTAACCTTGGTAATATGGGTGACATACAAGACAGGCAGCTAAACCAAATGATCTTAGGCCGGGGGCTTGGTGAGGATGCAACTAACTTCCAGATGAATCGTTTAGCAGGAGTTATGGGTACATACAATCCAGCGCTTGAGTTTGCAGCAATGAAAGCAGGACAGGCTAAGAAGGATAACGGTTTTCTTGGGTCTGGCATGAGTTTTGGTGACATGGCTAGCGGTGCGGCTAGTATCGGCAGTTTATTCGCAGGTGGCGGTGCAGGTGGTGAAAGTGCGGCGCAAGGTTTTATGGGCATGTTTAAATAGTTAAGCATCTCGAAGGGAGACAGGATAATGGCAGCATTTCAAGGGTGGGCAGCAGGCCCGAATTTTAGCGGAGCAGCGCAAAACATGGCGCAGGCTGTGCAGGTAGAAGAACAGAGACAAGCTAGGCAGTCAAAGCAACTCCAAGAGGTGTTTAAAGGTATAAGTGACAACCGAAGACGGAAAGAGGACCAAGCAATAGCAGCAGCGACTGCCGAAACCGCGCAAAAAAATAAGGTAAGCGACAGAGCGGTAAATGTGTTTACCGCATTGAATAATACCGCATCGAGGCTTGCGGGGCAGAAACCTACACCAAATGATTATGTATTAACTGAGGGTGGATACGAAGCAGCAATTAGTAACTGGAAAGCAGCCGTTAGTAGAAACCAAGCACAGATGTCCCAGATAGTAGCAAATAACCCCGCGTTAAAAGACATGTTAGGCGCACAAGGCGCACAAGGCGCTCCTCCTACTACTACTACTACTACTGGAAACCCTATTGTTCCTACTTATATGATGGCCCCCGACGCAACACCAAGCACTTCGCCTAATACAAATAGTCTTAACGAGAATCTAGCCGAAAGTACAGGACGTTCTGGTGATAATGCTGATTCTACAGGGTCTGATGGAAACCTATTTGACCGGGCCGGGAGATATCTAGGTGGACTAGGTGGAGTAGCAGCAGACCTTACACAAAATTACAACCCTAACAGCAGTGCTGAAGAAGAACAGGGCTTTTTTAAGAAGGCTGCTGAGTTTGGTCTGGATGCCAAATCCTTGTACAATGAGTATACAAAAAACAAAGCTAATATGCCTGAAGTGGGCTTGGGAACCCAAGGTAATACAAGTGATACTGCAGGTGGTGTTGACAATACTATACCTGGATTTGAGAATGGCAGCATCTTTGGTATGGGACCCGCTGATTTATCTGGAGGGAACCAAACAGACATACGCGGAGATACACCAGAAAGTAATAGGCAGGCAGTTCAAAGTACAATATTTGATGCTTTAAAGAATATACCTGATGTCGATCTTCCTGCTGCTTGGTCCTCTATATCTGATGCAGTTAGTAGTGGTATAACCAAGGTTGCGCCAGAGGGTTTTGCTAAACGCCTAAAAGCTTTTGGGGAGTCTAATTTAGAAGGTAGAGAACGTAGTCAAGAAGTATTTACGCTCAAAGAGATGGCAAAAAAAAGTGCTGAGGGCGCTGTAGTAGGTATTGCAGGGGCAATGGCAGTGATTACGAGCGGCGCGCTTTTAAGTACTATTATACCCGGTAAACGGCAAGTGGTTAAACAAGCAAGAATAGACTACAAAGCCCTGTTAAAACGAATTAAACGTGCGGCATCCCAAAGAAAACTAGATGCTGCTCAGGCTAGGATTGCCAAGAGGGACTTGGCTAGAGCCGCTAAACGGGAAGGGAAACCTCTAACGCGAAGAAGGGGCGGTGGACAAGCTACCAGAATTCCACGAACTCCACCCGCTGAACCAGGTCCGCAAGCTACTTTCTCAGGGTATCCGGGTAGAGGAAGGTTCAATCCCTTACCTTAATAACCGTATAATTCTGCTCAAATTTTAGGATAAATAATGGCAACATACGATTCTTTGGCAACTAACAATCAGTTTTTAGCTGATGGTATACAGTTTTTACGGCTATCCGGAGAAAAAGTACCTGAGGTCAAGGACACTATAGAGAATAGAGAAAATTTACGGGATAGCATCTTGTCAGAGCACCGTTGGAACTCCGCAAATTTAATGGAGACCCTTGAGCTAGGGAAAAATGTAGCCGGTGACGATGTACAGCAGGCTGAACTAGAGTCTGTGGGTAGGGTGATGTCTACAATTGATGCTATGCCTTCTTGGTATCAGGAGGGTGGTGCTCCTGCGTTCGACACAATAAAAGATTATGCTTTAGCAAGTGTAGCTGACCCGAGTAATATAGCTGGCATCGTGTTAGGTGCAGGTACATTTGGCTTCGCGGGTGGTGCAAGTCTCGCTGCAAAACAATCTGCAAAGGCGGGTGTTAAAAACTACATAAAGACCAAAGCAAAGCTTGCTGTGAGTGCTCCGGTATTAAAAGCTGCGGCTGTAGAAAGCGCTATAACAGGTGCGGGTAGTTCATATAGAAGTGTTGTAGACCAAGAGACCAAGGTTAAATTAAATCTTAAGTCCCAGGTTGACCCTGTTGAAGCGCTAATGCAGGGTATAATCGAAGGCCCAGTCTCCGTTCTTGGCGGTGGGGTAGTCGCTACGGGGCTTGGTGCAGCGTCTAAAGCTATGGGAAGCGTGGCATCAACTAGTGGTGGTAAAGCTTTTGGTTTGGAGTGGATGAAGAACAATCTACTCCCTAAATCTGCACATGACGCTATTTCTAACAGACACGCTGAAGAACTTGTTGGTAGGTCTGCGGGATATACAAAAGAGATTAATGGCCTAGGAAAATTAATGGAGCGGCAAATTAACAAACACCACTCCAGCAATAAAAGTGACGCTATTGAAACTATAAACGCGGTACTGGATGGGAAACCACCACCAAGACCTTTGGAAGATTTAAACCCCGATTTACGCGCAACAGTTTTGAAGAGTAAAGAGTTAATCTCTGAGGTGCAAGAGTACATCAAAGCATCACCAGATGAAAGCCTTGGTAGCGGATTACTCAATACACTAAGCAAACACGACGACTATGCTAGAAATGTTTATGAAATTTTCCAGGTTAAGAAGCGTGCTGTTCCGTTTGAAAAGTTTATTACTAAACATCCTCAGGTAGTTAAGGAACTACTAGATACAATTGCGGGAGACCCAGAGTTTTTAGGCCGGATAAAGGCTGATAACCCCGCATATGCTAAAGGCGCTACACAAGAAACTTTCTCGACCCCTTATAGAGATCCAGAAACAGGTCTATTTTCTTACACGGCAAAGAATACAGACGAAGCATATAAAGCTGCTAAGGATTTAGCAGAACAATTATACGACCCTAAAAAGGGACGCTACAGCAGCATAAAAAATACTACTGAAGCACGAAAAAAAAATATACCTGAGGTTTTGCAAAAAATTTGGGGTAAAAACTACAGTCCCGCCGCACGAGTAATGCAGTCCGTTGATGGGTTATTAAAACGTGCTCAAGGAGTTAAGCTTGGGATAACCCTCGCGGATAGTTTAGAAGGACGCGGGCTAGCTGTTGCAAACCCTATGCGGCAAAACGTAGCTAAGGATGCCCTTGACTACAGTGACGCGCCACTACAAGAAACATCACGCCAAGCTGCAGCAAGGGAACTAAATGCCACCCGAGAAGCACAAGGGGGACGGTTACTACAGCCAACAGAACTAGTTCGTTTACTTGGGACTAAAGATTCTGACTTAATCAGGTTGACAAAGGGGGACATAAACGCTGACGCAAAATACAATCAGGTTTGGGTAGCACCAGAAACAGCAGCTAATCTACGCCCCATACTAAGCCAGCTTTCAAATTATAAACCGCTGTTTGACGGTAAGCATATAGCACTTGAAACAACAGGTCGGCAACTTGGGCGGATTCAAGGCGTTCTAAAAATCGGGAAAACTATCCTAAGTCCTGTTACTGTGGTAAGAAACGGGGTTGGTGCTGCCTTGGCGATGGTAGGTTCTGGTAACCCCGCACGATGGGTTAAGGATTTTGTTGGTGTAGCTAAAGATTTTTCTAGTTCTGAGATTTCAGAATCCCAAAAAGCGCTTAGAGGCTTAGGGGTGACAGGGTCGTCTATAGACATGGGGCAAATTCTGACTCGTATGGGTAAAGATATAAACGAAGACCCCGGAATAATCGAAAAAATAGGTACGTTTGGTTTAGCAGGAGCCTTCCCAAAAGCTTACCAAAAGGCACAAGCTTTCTATGGTGGTACGGATGATTTTTTTAAAACACTAACCTATATGTCTGAGTATGGTAAAGAAAAATCTATTTGGGATAGCCTAACTGAGTCACAACGTACCAACCGCATGGATATATTTAAAGCGGAAGCTGGCGCAGACATTACACCCGACAATTATTTTTCGCAAAGAGCAGCGTGGAACACTAAGAATGTTATGCCCGTTTATTCCAGAGTACCTGCTATAACAGAACATGCTTTAGTACGGAGCATGCCCCTTATAGGAAATTTTTCGGCTTATCCCTCTGAGATGTTCCGCAACGCCTTTAATATATTCAAGCTTGGTGCTGAAGAGTTAGAGCAGGGTTTTGCATATGGCAATATGAGACTTGTTAGCAACGGTCTTATGCGTATGGCAGCTTTCCCTGCGGTTGCTAGTGCGGGTTATGTAGCAGCAGAGTCGATTGCTGAATCAGAAGGGACTAAGGAAGTAATAGAGGCGTTGCGAAATCTGGCGGCACCTTGGGATAAATACGGGGCGCTTGTTATTACTGGCACCGAAGTTAGAAACGGGCGTAATGTTCTTAAATATACAAACTTAAGTTACAGTAATCCTTACTCCCCTTTTGTAAATGTGATCATGCCCACGGTAACTGCACTTGCCAATGGCGAGCCTCTTCAAAAAGTTCTTAGCGAAGGGTTGCTAGAATCTTCTAAAGCCTTTGTAGCACCTTACACCGACCCTGCCCTAACTTCTGTTGCAGCGGAGGCTTTGCTAGAGGAAAACTGGCCTAGGTTTTATAAAACAGTGCAGCCAGGATTTGTAAAGATGGGGCTTGATACAATCAAAGACTTGGGGCTATTAAAATCAGAAAAGAGTATTCTGGGTTTAAATTTGACTCCTCAAGATATTGAGCGTGCGTTATATCCGAAAGCTTTCGGCTCTGACTCGGCTGCTCCAGAAAGCATAGAAGACCTTAATAAAATTATAGCAGGACAAGGTCAAAACTTAGCTGGTTTAAACGAACGGGAGGTAGACCTAACCGCCTCAATGGGGTTTGCTGCGCTCAAAATATCTGAGAACTACACCAAACATTATAATTCTGCTGCTAGCAAAATAAGGACTATGCTAACCGACCCAGAGTTTAACCTATCTCCGGGTAGTGATGCAACCAATCAGATGCTTGAAGAGTACGAAGATATACTGGAATTAGATTTTGTAAAGGACCAGAAGCTAATGGAGGCATACGAGGATATGGCTACCTTAAGCGGTAGTAAATTCGCCGCACGTAAAATATTCATGGACCCAGCAATTAAAACTGCTCTAGGGAGCAACGCTAAATTGGGTACTATCATGTCCGAGACCCCCAAATTTTTACCGCGAAGATTTTTTAGTGTGCCTAAACTAAAGAAGCTGTACATAGAAATTAGCAAACTGCCTCCCGAGATAGCGGTGTCAAAGAGGCAAGCACTCGCCGCGTTCATGAAGGAAACACAGCGGCTGGAGGGGGTGTTTAGGAGTAAGAGCTTACGAGACACGCCTGACTTTAACTAAGAAGGACTTACTATGGACTCACAAATATTTTTACCAGAGGTTGAGTACACTAGTGTAGAGCATACTATTGTTGTTTTTGCAGCAGCTATGCAACTACGCCAGAAAAAACTTGAGTTAGACGAGCTTCTGTTTTTATCTGACGCCATAGAAAAGGCAATAGAAAGATACGAAGAAGTGTTGCATTGAAGTACTGCTAAAATAATTTATATAAATATAATAAAATGTTACACACTAGAGAGGAATGTTTACGATGGACTCATTTATACGAGGATACAACAACGTATTAGAGAAAGATATACTAGACAGAGTTATTGCAGCGTTTGAGGAGATACAAGAAAACTCCGGGTACAATGGCGATACTCAATTTAAGGGGCGGGCTGGTAGACACGATAGGTCGATTAACATAGAAGACCACAACCCAGCCTTGGCAGGAGCAGTAAACAAAGCTTTAAACCAATACCTCAATGATTATTTAGCAGAGTTTCCCGGCGGTGAGAATGTTCACGTTATCGGATATAACATTAAAGTACAAAAAACTGAACCTACAGGTGGTTATCACGTTTGGCATTGTGAGCATTCTGGAAAGGTGGGTACTAGTAACCGCGCTTTGGTGTGGGTATTGTATTTAAATGATATTGAGGAGGGCGGCGAAACTGAATTCTTAAATCAGAAGCAGCGCATAGAACCTGCAGCAGGACGCCTTGTAATTTTCCCTGCAGCGTTTCCCTGGCAACACCGAGGTAACCCACCACTAGCTGGTACAAAGTACATAGCAACTGGGTGGTGGCATTACCATCTGACATAAGCGAACCTCTCATTCTCCCGGCTCTTCGTCGGGAGCTTTTTTTCCGGCTGCTTTTTCAAGTTTTGGTACGAGGTTAAGGACTGTCGCAACTTCTTCGTACTCAACTGTGTACTCATACTCATACTCACCACCTCGGGGAAGAAAAACTTGGTAGTATGCCTCGCATACCGTGCAGCGTAGATTGGTTACAAATTCCCAATCGGCGTCTGGTAAATCTATATCCTCCTCCCACTCAACCTCTTCTTCACAATGCCAACAGTTCATGTTCCTGTCCTCCTAAGATGTCATACCCCGCATACTCCACCACCGCAAGGATCGTTCTCCTCGTAAACAACCCCTTTGTGCTTAATCGCTTCAGCGTAATCAACGGCTGTAATAGGTTGTCCTCCTCTACTTCCGTCCGGGTAACAGGTAAGCCCACGCAATCTGCCTGCATACTTGGCTAGTATTTTAGCAAACTTATCCACACCTAAAGTACCACTAGCTACTGTAGGAAGATTAATGGTTGATGATATACTTTGGTCAACGTAATCCTGTATGTCTGCTTGGAATTTAATTCTTTGCTCTGGCTTACTAGCTAAATCGCTTGCTGAGTCTATTGAGGAGGTCTTAACACCTAACTGGTCAATGAGTGTTTGCGCCGTGCCATCTACACAAAACTCGTACTTCCACCGAGTACCTTCAGTAAGATACCTTCTTTTGTAGGCAACAGCATACACTGGTTCGATACCTGTCGTGGTACCGGCAAGTATACCAATTGTTCCTGTCGGTGCTATAGCTCGGTATGCAATAGGGCGTGAGATGTATAGTCTATCACAGTGCTCGTTGGCTGCTTTCTTAGACTCATCCTTGTACACCCCTAACCACGAATGTAGTTCTGGCGTTACCTCGTATCGGGAACCACGCTTAAGTAACCATTCATGGATACCCATAAGCCCAAGTCCGAGTCTCCGGTTTTTACTGCGAACTTCTTGAACTTTGTCGTACGGTAAATCGGCTCGGACTGTTCCACATACCAAGAATTTTGAGGCAAGGGCAACAACATCTTTGAATTCCTCCAGACTCTCGATATTGCCCAGATTGATTGAGCCAAGATTACATACGTCGCTATCATCTTCACTCGTAACCTCAGTACATGCGTTCCTAAGTGTTTCATTGCTCTTGTCTCCGAAGTTAAAACTAAAGCCAGGCTCCCCTGTGGTAAGTGCTTGCTGGCAGTTTTCTAAAAATATCGGGTCTTTCCACGCATCGACACCTAAACCCAACCACTCGTCACTGTAATTTACGGAGATGTTTGTCTGGTCAAGTGGTGCAGGAAAGTTAAAGTTAGTTTCTTTTGCTTGGGCCAAAGTTACCTTATCTGTGATGTGCATATTTTGCCAATCTTTTGCATGTAAAAAGGCACTTATGTCTTCGTGTTCTCGGTCCAACGATGCGTATATAGCAGACCGTCGAGAGCCTCCCTGCATGACGTTCCTGCCTATTTCATTGACCATTTGCATCAGGGGCAGGGGTCCGCTAGAAACGCCTCCTGTGCGCGACAAGGCGCGTCCTGATGGCCTAAGAATAGAGTAGTCCACCCCTATACCTCCACCTAGCATAAGGCAGCTATTCGCTCTCCATATTAAGTTAGACCACTCTTCGCGGGTATCTTCTTCGGCACGCAACAGGAAACAGTTATTCCAAGCGTGAAGCTTTCGACCTGCATAGTACAGGTATCTCCCACCGGGAATAAACTTCATGGTAGTTATGTAGTGAACTAGTTGCTCACGGTCTGACTTCCCAAGAATAACGTGACGGTCCGTACCCATGTCTCCACACACGTCCTCAACGCAGCGTCTAGCAAGGCATTGCCAGCTATCTGTCGGACCTTGTGCGTACTTTGTTCTAAATACGTTCTCGCCTAGGGTAGTGCGAAAAGAATTACTTTGCATTGGTAGCACCTTTTGTAACAGCGGTATACTTATCAACTACCTCATCGTAACATTCTTGGAAATGTTCGTGGGTAAATTCCCAGCTTCCTCTAGTTAGGTGGAGTTTCGTCGTCATTAATAGCATTGCTCCATTCAAGTAAGTCGCGTGTTCTATAGAGTCTTTTTTCTTTGCTGCGGTGGTACTTTTGCTTCGGGGCGTCGTGTTCTGTTTTGGGGTGTTTAAACCTGCCACGTTTATGTTTCCTCTCTGGGTTCATCAATTTCACCTACCAAAAAATAATCCATGCTCTCCGCGCCGAAGGCGAGATCAAACCTATGCTGGTGGGCAATAAATTTTTCTGGGAACGCCTGTATTAGTTCGTTGCTAGACAAATCTAAAAGGTCCACTATAACATCAGGGTCATACCTTTCGGCAGCACAGGACATAAACTCCTCTAAAGTATACATTAGCTTGTATACTCCTTCAACAAGTAATCCATGCTTACCTCCATCAAGTCGTAATCACCATCAAAAACCTCGTGCTTTAACAAAATGCCACTCCAACTTTGGGAGTTTTTTTGTGGGCCTAGATAGTCGTGGTAGTCAGGATAAAAGCGTCCGCACACTAACCCACGGCGTCGTTGGCCAGTACAGGTGTAAATTTCCCCCGTTTGTTTTTTCTGCTGGTGGCCCATAGTAAAGCTATGCCCTAAATTTTTAAGCTTGCTTTCTATTGTCCCACCTATGGCATTAGAAAATAAGCTTGTGGGGTTGACAAAGTAGTGGCTGTAGCAAATACCATCTAGCTCAAGTATCGTGAGGAAAGGGTGGGTTGTTACTCCCAGAGCGTTTAGGGGGTTAAGTATCACCTTTTCCAGGTTAAGCAGGCTCCCTATCCTACGCAGGTCTGCCGAATTAGATGCTCTTACAATACGTTCTTCGTGGTTACCGACCAAATAGTGTATCTCAGGGTCGTACTTTGATGTTCGTAACCCTCGCAGAAACATCCGCATAGCAGACCACCCCGCATCTAGGTCAGCCTCAACACACTTGTCTTCCCACCCCTTATCACCGGGTCTGTCGTAGCTAGAAACGCTAGGCATATCCCACCAATCGCCTATAAGAATAATTTTTTCTGGTTTGTGCTTTCTAAGGTATCTAGCAGCAGCAGTAATATGCGTAACATCACTGCCCGGATAGATTTGAGTATCTGGAATCATTGCATGCTTCATGTGTGCGTGTCCTTGGTTACTTTACCCAGTCTTCGGGGATGTCCCGCCCGACTGCACAAATAATACTCTTATCTGCGCACCAATCAGTGTACCGCCGATACTTCTTCTTAGTTAACCAGTTGTCATACATAAATAACATCCTAAAATTTTTTCTGGTAAGCTCGTTGTCACTTTCTAATACCGAAAGTATTTTTGTTCGCCCTTTCCCGTCCCACTTACCCTTTGTTTCTACCCAGAGCTTACTCCTTTTTAGAAAAAAGTCCGGGGTATAGGTTGTTTTCCTGCCTACGTTGGTTGAATTACAGTCAAAACAAGATCCTGAGTGTACAGGGTAGTAGTAGGAGAAGGCTTTTGGCTCATACTGGAACTTTATTTTGTTCTTGAGTAGGTTCTGTGCCACCTGCTTCTCGTAATTTGACCGAAAAACATAGACTTGTTTGCCTGCTCTAAGTTTTAAACGGGCATTCGTCTGGAACTTTACGCCATATCCATAGGAGGTCGCAGTTTTTGTTGTATTTTTCTTCCCACTCATCCCCGAACTCCTTCTTATACTGCCCGATAACAACTTCTTTGGCGGTGTCGTTGTCCATTTTTAAGGTTTCTTTATTGCTGTGCGGAATCATACCTGCTGCTTTCTTTGGACCAACCTGGTTTATACCTGTAATGTTGTCCGCTCTGTCACCTTCAAGCATTTGTCTCCAAAAGACTTTGTCCGCTTGTCGCTCTGTCACCACATAAAGCTCATCGCGTACAAAATTATAATGTATTCCGGCGATTTGGTTTAAATCTTTATCGATGGATACCACAATAGGCTCCATGTTTTCTTTTTTTGCATCAAGACACGCCTGACCAAAAAAATCATCTGCCTCACATCCCTCGGAGACTTGTGCAAAGTGATGTGTTTGCAAATATTTTCTTATGGCTGGAAGGTGTTCCGGTTTCTTAACATCTTTTCTATTTGCTTTGTACTCTGGATCAACGTGCACCCTGAAATTTTTGTTGCCTGTTAAGAACGTAGTGTACCTTACCTGCTCACGGGTAGCGGCTCGGCTGGTAGTAGCCATGTTTATTGTATTTTCAATCATAGATTTGCAGTTCTGCAGTGCATTAGCGACCGGCTCTAGTTCCCGGTATGAGTCTAACTGCTCAGGTTCTACGTGTTCTTTGGCATCTTTTTTGGATGTGTAAATAGCACCCCCCATATCGGGGGGTGAACGCTTATCAAAATACACCTTTTTTTCAGCACCAAACCCCGCCCTATACGCTAAAATGTCTCCATCAAACAGTAAAAGCACATGCTTCGTGCCGTTTGTGTTAAGTTTGCAGGGTTCGAATTCCATTACCTTAGGCTGACGCCTTATACCCATACTCAACGGCGGCGGTTTCCCAATCCTCTGGGGTAACCTCCTTATCCTCAGTCAAGGGCTTTGGGACATCTGCTTCTCCACTAGTGTAGTCTACAAACTTACGAGCTAGCGCGATGATTAATTCTGCGGTGGCAGTTACATCAGCACCTTGCTCAGTCGTTGCTAGGATAACATCCGCGGAAACTTTCATCATGCTTTGTCGTTGAATGCACATATCCCGGCTGAGGTTCTTGTCTACACCCGCCGCACCCACCGTAGAGATGTTAGTAGCGGGGCTAGAGGCTGGAACCTTCTTAATGGTTGTTGGCGAGGCATTGTAATAATCCTTCCCACCAAACTCTTTAACGTCATAGTTGAATGATATATGGTCTCCGGGTTGCGCCGCCCAATCCTCTTGGGGGATGTGGTTAAACAACTTGTAGTAGACAGGATCATTCTCCAACTTGAATGACCCAGATGAACCACCACCCTTTTTCTCGAAGGGCTTGCCAATAAACGCTAATTGTCCGGTCTTCTGCATACTCTAATCTCCTAAACTCTCAATGTGACACTACCACAATATTAAAACACAACCCGCTGGTTTTGTCAAGCAGCTTGTTTAACTTCTGCAAGGGTTTTACCCACAGAATAATCAACGGGAAACTCTACAGGTGACTCTACACCAAATAACTTATGCAGGGCAGCGGGGACACTTTCTAAAGATTTTTTAGCAGTGTGGACAACATCCTCTACCAAACAGTTGGGTGCCTCTAACAAAACAGAATCATGCACCGTATTTAGCATCCGCACGCGCCCGTCAAAACTGGTGGATAAATCTTGGTCAAGTACCCCTAACATCATAATCATAATGTCTGCACCTGCCCCTTGGATGGGGTAGTTTTTTACCTTGGTAGGACTAACCTTATATTCTCCTTTCCACTTATCTGCCAAGAGAAAAAACGCCTCTTTATCTCCCCATATATTACTGAGGTAATAGCTGGGAATGCTTAACGAATCTTTGGTTGACTCCCCGCGCCAGGAAAAGGATGCCTCTGCCTCCTTAAGGGACTTCGCTTGCCACTTCTTTACCTGTGCATAGCGGGTGTAGTAGTCGCGAATAAACCCCTTAACAAGCCCCGCATCAACATTCCAGCTTTCAGCAATTGACCTAAACCCTGCGCCATACTGTAGCTGAAACGAGAACCCCTTAGCCAACTTTCTCTCAGACTGTGTCACATCTTCTACGGGTTTACCGAAGATGCGGCTGGCGAAGTAGGTGTGCATGTCCCGCCCGGAAACCAAATCCTCAACCAGATTTTTGTCTCGCGTAGCTAAAGCAAGCACCCGTATCTCAAGCTGGGCATAATCCAACTCGATAAACGTGTCCTCAGTTTTAAAATGGCTCAGAATCACTCTCTACCTCCTGCAGGTTTTTCTCGGCTATATCATCTAAAGATATTCCGAGGTCGCTTGCCAGCGCGGCAACGTTCCACAACACATCCCCTAACCCGCGGGCAATCTCAACGCGATCTAACTCCTCACCTTGCAGCCAGTGCTTTATTTTACCAGTTACCAAGCCAGCCCCATCAGCAAGACCCAACACCGGATATATAATTTCATCCTCTTGCAAATACAGTAGAGTCCCCTTAACACGCGCACGATACTCTTCAAAGTTCATACTACTGCTCCTCTTTTTTAGTCCAAGTACTGCACACGGTGTTACCGTCGGCACAGAAGGAGTATGACGCTACCGGGGGTTGTGCCAAACCATTTTCTTCAGATACCCTGCGAAATGAAGAAAGCACCCGCGTAATTTCATCAAAGTTCGTTCGGTATTCCCCAAGTATTGTCTGAGCCTCCAGCAAGCTATCCTCAGTTAGGATAATACGCAGTTCCAGTGCTTTGGATATCAAATTAATCTTGACTTCGGTAAGGGCTTCATTGGCTGACAGTCGATTGTGCAGTTCACCAAACGTAGTCTCTGTGTATAAATCATGCACCTGCTGCTCGTCACGTAATTCGGAAACAGATAGCGTAAAGTTAGCAGAGTTATCATAAACAGTTTCAGATAAATTCTGCAAAATAGACTTAGTGTCAAGTTGCCCGCGATAGAGGTCGTCGCTTACCTTTTGCAACCGCGTAGCATCAGTAAATAAAAGCGCGTCTGATGCAAACAATTTATCGTAGGTAAAATAACTAGCCTCTTCAAACTCGGTAAATTTCTGAGCCAATAAACCAACCCACAAGATAACCGCTGCTAACGCAAAGCAGAGAAACCAGCGAAACCGCAGTAAGAAGGTTACATTTTCCTCAAAAGCAGCAAAAGTTTTAGTAGCACTCATAGATCTATCTCCTCGTTGATTGTTTTCACTAAGTTGGCAAGCAAATCTTTAAACCTGGCTTCAGACCTCTCAAGCTGACCCAATAAGAACTCTATATCCATCCTAACATGCTCGTACAGGTATCCGCCATCACGCTGATGCCCTCTTATGAGGGACACCCTATTTGAGTCTTCTTCAGTCATTATTATTTCTCCTAAATACACAAACACTAAACCTCTTTACCGGAAATATTTTGCATGTTTGGCTTCGAGCTTGTCAGGCGTCCGGTCTGAGCAATTGTATGGTTGTATGAGGGGTGAACACGCCCCAACACTGCCCGTTCGATGTAAGGGTCAAAGTAGGTGCTTGCTGACTTCACTAACTGTCGGAAGTCTAGCAGGTCACAGCAAAGCTTCTCGGCGCGCTTATCACATCCCTTAATCCGCTCCAACGCTACGATGTCCGCATTCATCTTCCAACCAAACCGGTCAAAGTTATTGCGGGTTTTTTGCAACGTGATTCCGGGGTGTTCGCTCTGGTCTTCCACTGTCTTGAACTTATGCTCATCTTTTTTAGGGCCGCTTTTGTATACTGCGTGGTTGCCATCCTCGTCGAGCACAGGAGCTTGTCGCAGAGTTTTGATAGGTCCACCCCACAGTAGAGTTGCCATCTGTAGCGGGCTTTCCAGGCTGAACTCTGCCTTAGCTTGTGGGGGCCACATTTTTGACAGGTTGTCTGTCAGAGTCTCGGATAAGGCGTTTATTTTATCTTGCAGTGTAGTACGCTCAAGCTGCGCAGAGGTCACATCAAAAGGCATCCCCACGTAAGACATTTTAGATGTCACCAGTACGCCCTGCATTAACATTGAGTGATAGCTGGTACAGGATTTGCTTTGTTTTAAAAATATTTCCTTGGTTGCTCGTACATCCTCCACCAAATATTTTCCGAGTAACTCCCTATCGATTTTATCTGACCCAATACCTACCTTGAATCTCGCGGAGACCTCGGAATCTTTAGTGAAGGGTACTCCAAGTCGATAAGCAGTGTTTTCGAGCGAAGGCATTACCTTAGACTTACCCGTGGATAAGTATTCAAACACCTGCGTGTCAAAAATCGTAAAGGATGGTAGCTTGTCAAAATACGGATACAAGTAGTGTAAGTCGAACGCAAGATTGTGTCCAACAACCAACACGTCGTCGGTTAGAAGGGCACATAAATCGTCCACGTTATTTGTTGTGACTATACTCTCATCCTCCCCGAATAAAACACAATACCCTGCCAAAACTACACGATTATCGGGGTAAAATGGCGCAGCACCAAAATGAGGGTCGGGGGCGTTTATCGTCGTCTCTAAATCCAGCACGACAACGCGGGTAAAGTCCCCCTTAAACCAGTTATTTATACTCATACTTGCCCCGCATCGAAATTATCTGAGCACGTTCCTTGTCGAGTTTAATCGCACACCCTTCGCTACGAAAATCTGGGTGGGCTTTTGCTAGTTTATTTTTCGGTGCCCGTAGAAACCGCACATCTGGTCCTGCCTCGTTGTCTTGACCAATCATCAGGATAGCATCTGCTTCGCCCTGTACGCTCGTTTTAGACCCATACAGCGTGCCTATCTCTGGGTACTTAACGTTATCCGCTGTTCCATCAATTTGCGTAGCGCCTATGACACACCCAAAGTGCTTCGCGAGGTCACGGACATACTGGGCTAGTTTAGCATACCTGTCAATGCCTGATAGTTCCTTCTCGAATCCACCAAGCTTCCAAATTTGGTCGATGATGATAATCTTGGGGTTGTACGCTTCCATCGCAGCTTCGACGTCATAGACCGTCATAAATGATTTATTGAGGCTTTGGATTGCATTTGGTCCGACAACCTTTCTGTAGGCTTGCACTGTCGCGGCTGTGTCCTTTTCCAACTCTGCATTGGTCCAGTTTAAAGCTGCCTGTACGCGACGCTGGGCTACCCTTTCCTCGGGTTCCTCGTTATTGCACCACAACATGCATTCGCCTTCCTCAAGTTGCTTGGCAAAATGTACTGCTTGTGATGCCAGGAACGTGGTTTTACCACCGTCTGGTCGAGCACCAAGCAAAAGAAAATCACCACGGCCTACGGGTCCAAGCATTAAGTTTAGCTCGGGTACTGACCACTCGTAGCGCACTATGTTTTTTAATGCTTCAAGCTGCCCTGCAAGTTGTTCGTCGGTTACTACCAGAGATTCTATATCCCACTCTACATTCTTGACTTCCATGTTGTACTCACGCAGGCAGTCACGCACTTCCTCTGGCTGGGCCAATCCTTCCACTGCTTCAAAAGCCTTCTCGCTGATGACGTTCATGTGATAGCGGGTCGCAAGGTTTTTGAGTGCTGCGGTAGCACAGGCAGGGTCGAATGTAGCTAAATTCTTACAGGCTTGCACGATTGCTGAGGCTTTACCGTTTGCTAGGCTGGGGTGGGCAAGTGTTGTGTACCAAGTACCAAATGATAGCCAATCAATATCCTTATTTTCTGTATCTTCATAGTATCTACCTAAAGATCTTAATATATCTCTATAATCTTCAGATAATCTATCATCTTTTATTAAACTAAAGTATCTTTTATAATTACTATAATTATATAATAATGATAATATCTCTTTATCCATCTGTCAAGTACCCATGCAAATCCATCGAGTGAATGATATGTTTCGGCTCAATCTTTTCGGTAATTAGGTCACAGCTTTTTAAGCTTGTCAAGCGGGATGCGTAGTTCCGGGCTGTTTTTATCACCTCTCGGCTATCATTATCCAGCCAGATTACAACCCGTCCGTCAAACTCTAGCGCTGTTTCAAAATGCACGTCAGACATACGCGTGCCCATGAGTGGTAACGCATGGCAATGTTTAGAGCACCGCAACGCGGAGATAATATCCTCAACAATTACCAATGTTTTTGGAATGTGGTACTTTGTCTGGATTGGGTGAATAATTGGGGATACGGCCATACTGCCAAAGTTAACCCATTTAGGGCTGTTCGAATCGAAGGACCGCATAGCCAGCCCCACCAAGTCTGATCCGTTTCGTAATGGAATAGCTGGTCGTTTGCCATCCAAGAATTTAACGTCAAAGTACTCAAGGTCAACGACATCTAAGCCAGCTTTAAACCACCAATGTCTAAATTCCTTGGGCAAACTACTAAATTCCGGTTGTTCCCATCGCGCACAGGCATCCCATTCGGTTAGTGGTGGGAGTTTATATGGGTTTTTCGAAGTTTTGGTGGTTGTATTCTCACCACGGATAGCCTTTTTAAATGACCTATTACGCCACACACCGTGGTCATGGCAGTGGTGACAGTAGCCTACCACCGATCCGTCCGTGTTGCGTGTGAGATACAAAGCATCATTACCCTTCCCCTCTCGGCAATGATGAATGTGTGCCGTTTGACCAGCTTCCTCCGGGAAATCCTGGGTATATTGTTCTATGCTTAACATTTCAATCTCCAAAAAAAAAAATAAGTTAAATTGAACCGAAGGGACTGTAAATTATTGATTACTATGAGTTTTATTGGATTTTGGTTTGTCTACTTACTGGCCCTTTTTTTTTGCATACCATTACTGGGTGTTATATTCCGCTTCCAATTACTAAGGGTTTTATTCGGGCGCAGTTTCCGGCACACGCTCAAACTCGAACAAAGCCCCTTCGATTGCATCCACACAGTCTGTGCATAAGTCGCTAAAGCGTGGGGAGCGAATGCGTTGTGGACGGGTCAGCGCATCAAGTACAACGTTACATCCTGCGCACCGTTGGCCTAGACCTTCACCGGGGTTCACGGTTTTATCTCACGCAAGTAATTCTTGGCTGCTAAGTCAATTTTAGCGTAGCTCGCGTCCTCTAACAAAAGTTTAATCAGCGTTAGGCGTAAATAACCACCAAATTCGACAGGTGTAGAGTAAGCATCTAGCGCAGCTAACATATCAACCCTTTTGCGCTTGGCGGCTATGAAACTGTGGATGGAATCATGCCACGCCGCGTGCGATCTGGCGATATCGAATGACTCCAAATCACTAGTTATCTCGTCAAAATAATCGTTCTTTATCCCGCTCATTTTATGGTGACCTCAAAGTTTTGTCGGAATTTATGCGTAAAATCGCACATTTAATGCAAACCAAATCCTCGCCAAAGCGCGCCATTTTCTGCGGCATTTTGTCGGGTAAAATGTAGGCGTTGCAATCGGCGCAAAACCGACCGTCACGGATGAAAAATTGTTTTAGGTTCAATGTTTTAACCTCCAAAATCAGTCAGTACACATTACTAGTAATCAGTAAAAAAGTCAACTGGTTGCTCGTTACCGCAATTTGGACAAGTGAATCCAGGCGGAAATTGTTCCACTGTCGGACGCCCAGAAAGTGACTCAAACTCTGCCGGTTCATATTCCAACTGTGTTTGGCAAAGGTCACATAAAAGCTCGATTGAATACATATAATGCTTCCTCTATAACCTGCACCTTTTACTCTAAAAATGCAGTATTTATGATACTAATCAATAGGTTATGGTGATTGTAAAAACGAGAATCAGATTCCCTCCTAAAAATTTTTTTTTGGGGCCAGGCTAATTCGGCCAGTTACTCGCCTCGATATACACATCATCCTCGGCGAGTCCCCAAGCATCTAGTGCCTCGGTAATTGCATCACGCAGCGACCCGCGAAAAGCTAGGTTATGTATCTCGTGAGGCTCATCAGCAGAATACTTAGCTATATAGTAATCTGAATTAAGTGGATCACGCATTACGGTTAAGTTGTCCATCGTTAATTGTTCCCCCACTGATCTGCCATTGCCAGCGCAATTCCGTCAAAGGTTTTGCTGCGTATTTTCCACCGATCCGGTGACGGTCCAAGCTTCCAGACACGTTGTTCTCTGCCATCGACTATATCGCTAGGCACTAATTGATCCAGCCCCCACAGCCAAAGCCCTGTTTTCTTAGTCTCACCGTGACCATGTTGCCAAGGTTGGATATATTGCGTGGGCTTGAGTGGCAACACACCGACAGGATTCTCCATACAAACTTTTTTGCTATGTTTCTGCGCTAATGCCCATAAATCCATAGTCCATTCGATGGAGTCTATCCGTTGTTGGTGTTTCGGCATGTTTCGACCGTACCACCTATTGCCGCTAACTGCTAACGCTGTACAGGGCGGGTGCATAATTATTAGATCCCAAGGATCGGTGACAAACTCACCACGGACTAACCTCACTTGACCACCAGCACTGATTACTTCTCGGCAATCCCCGACAATATGGTGCGGACTGTCGTCGTCTGACGGTAATAAGTCGCATGAGGTTACGTTGTGTCCTAGTGCGCGGAACGCTTCACGCACGGTTCCACTCGTTTCACAAGCAATTAATACATTCACTCCATTTTCTCCTAATTTTGGTTAAAAGTCTCAATCTCGACCGCTCAGAATCCGTTCTAAGCGACGATCTCATAGCAAGTGATAGCAGGGGTAGGGGTCTAATCGAACAATCTAGCTATCCGCTCGAACGTCGCTGGAGTAACCCCGTCAATGTGCATTCCGTACGTAGTCTCCTCGCCCGTACGGTAATTAATGTCTGGATCTACGGAGTAAAAATTATCCCCATCAAAACAAATTCCCAAGGATTTAGCGAAGTCGATCAGGTACGCTAGATCACCAATTGACCACTGTTTGCGTTCGTAGTCCTCAAGATTGGGGTATCGCCAAAATCCCGGCGTAATAAAGCCGCACTCCGCAACATCGCCATGTTCGGCGCTTTCAGGTGTCACGGTGTCGTAAGTAAAGTCTATGGTAATCATTACGCTAGTTCCTCCAACCTATTAAGATACTCGTACACAATACCTTCGCCAACAATGTAGGCGTACATGTT